GTCCCAATCTATTATCAATTTATCTACTCGTTAATCCTGACATTGTGAAGAACAGAGAGACAAGTAACTTTTGCAAGATTTATGCATAGGCAAGTTGCATCTTTTAAAAATCATCTATGAGTGTCTTCATGATCTCTTTTCCGTAATCTGTGCTAATTTCATCCTTTATTTTTGTCACTCCTCTTGAAGATAGCAGGGCATCTCTTCTTTTAGAACCACTCATCCCTTTAAAACCTAGCCAGTTGAAAAACTCGGCTGTTTCTCTTCTCATGTGTTTATTCTTGCTAGAATCCCATGTCATTGATGAGAAATCTAAGTCTATCTTCTGTGATATTTTCCTAATTTCGTTTACTAGTGTTTTTCTTGTTTCCAGTGGTGCTCTAGGAATTTTGATTTTCTCCTCATTCAACTGCATGTTTTGCAAGACTGATTGCACTTCCGCAGCTGTTTCGTCATCTAGAGAAGCACCTGAACTAATGAACGCCTGAGACAATCTATACTCTTCAGAGTCTCCTGCTTCTATTAGATTGTCTTCTTCATCATCCGACAACACTGATTCTCCCAATGATCGTAAGAACGACACTCCTCCTAAGCTAGCAAGTGTCTTCATTGCTTCAGCATCATCTTTTAAAAATTCTGTTTCTCCTCTGAATTTTCCATCATCAGAATCGTTCTCATCAGCTAGGTCAGCGTCTTTTCCTTTCTTCTCCTTCTCTTTTAGACCATCCTTCTCCATGACTTTCCTTTGCTCTTCTAGAAACATTGCTTCAAAGTCTTCATCAGCTTGCTTTTCATCTTCGATGGTTTTCAGACTGTTGTTCAGCTTTTCAATTGCTAAAGTCATGTTCTTCTTGCTATGGTACCTATCTACTGAATCTCTATCTTTCTTCTTTAGAAGCTTTATTATTTCACTCTTTATCACTTCTTGTGAGAACTTCCATAAACTGTCATCATACCAGGTCGGGTCCACGTATCCATCATCCTTTTCAATGCTAATTCTAAAAAACCACTCAATCTTACTTAGACTCGTCACTTCTTTCCTACCAGCTCTAGTTCTGTAAGCTCTTAAAATTGCCCCTCTATCTATAGATAGTCTATCGAAATCATAATCCCAGAATTCAGATGCATCTTTTACGACAATTGTTCTCGTGCTCTCGTAGTTCTCTGCTTTTACTATATCTTCATTTATTAACTTTATCCTTCTCATGAAAAGACCCACTTCAGGCTCACTAATGCTTGTTCCGTTGCACCATTTTTTCATGAAAACATTCAATGGGTCTTTTAAAGGGTTTGTCAAGTTAAGGAATTTTTCTTCAAACTTCCTCTTTATTCTACTTTCTTCTAATAGCCTGTCAAACTTTGAGTCTTTTTCCAGTTCTTTCCCAATCCTAGTCTCGACTTTCTTCAACCTTTTCTTTCTTTTGCTTGTCATTCCTTCTGTCACTCTTATAACCATTGCATCTTGTATCTTCTTCAGCTCTGCTTCTGTTGCTAGCTTTCTAATCTTGATTAACTCTAACTCTCTTTCTGATTCTACTAGCTGCTGAATTTCTTTTTCTAGATCCAACTCATTATTGGCTAGCTTAGATGCCATCTCATAGTTGCACGGCAGAGTCAAAATGGTCGCATTTGTTTCTTCTTGGACCATTTTCAGAGTTCTCCTATCTTCTTGCTCCTCAATCTCGATCCTCACTTTATCTAAATTGTCTATATTCGATCGTAATACTGAGCTTGTCAGAACAGGAATCACTCCTGCCTTTTTAATGCTTATTAGTTTAGACATATTTGGATCAATGTATAGCCCAGCTTCTTCACTGCTGTTGGTTTTTCCATCAAACCCCTGTGATCTTAAAACAGATAAAACAGTCTTAATTCCTCTTTCTTTTAAGAACTCTGAATCTTCTCTCACTATGATTCTCAATATGCTTTTGTCAAACACTTCGGCTATAACAAAGAAATTTTTGTCCAAATGAATTTCCAATGAACCAAACCCACCGTAATTCACTTCTCCTGTCTCCCTATCAAGAATGCCCTCTTGTTTAATTGTGTACATCACAGACACTGAATTTGTTACTATTCCTAGGAGCGGTAATATCATTCTGATTGATTCATACCTAGCAGCATGAGAAAACATTGCCAAAATCAAATTTCTTCTTGTCAATAGATTTGCTCTATTAACCATCTCTCCAGTGCTAAGATCATCAAAAATGCCACCTCTTGATTTAAGTAGCAAGTGCAGTGGAGTCATTTTTGAATTAAAGAGCATTGTTGGAGACATCAGAACGTTCGCAATCTTGAGATCCAATTTGTCAAGTTCTGTATTTGCAATTATCACTCCTTTCCCAATATTTAGGCTAATTCTTGGCCAGAAATTCAAACTCATCGCACTTTCTATCATCATCAGTGGATTTGTTCTCAATTTAAATGGTGCCAGCAATTTTATTGTCTTTTCTCTGCTAGTCTGCCTACTCAAGAAATCGTACATTGTCACGGCATCTTTGAATGCTCCAGCTTCCATAGAGCTTTTTGCATCATCTTTCAACCAGCTGAAGACTTTCTTATACACATCCCATGCATTAGTTAAAGCAGTTACCTTATGCCTCCTAATTCCATGCCAGAAGTATTTTACACAATCCACAACACTGACACTTGTTGGTGACATAGTGATGGGCAGCGTTATCTTTGTCAGCTTAGTAGTCATTTCTGCAATGAATTTACTGCATGATTCAATCTTATTGCTTTCAAGCACTCTAATGCTCTCTGTCACAGCATCATAGAATCTTCTAACAGGAAATAGGTAGTTGAACACAAAGTCATCTCTATCGCTTAACCTTCTATCTTCCATTGTCCTTCTATCGATGTCCTCTTTCAGAATCTCTAGTTCCTTTCTCCTTATCTCTGCTTTCTCTGCAAGCAACATTCTAGTTTTCATTAGTTTATCCATAGTTTCTTCCTTTTTAAATTTTTCTTCAGATTCAGTTTCTTCAAATGTCGGCAAGGAATCCAGTTTCGTGTTGTTTATCAAGCATAGTAATGTCATCAATGAGACCTTGGTTTTCTTAGACAATTTATTAGTGTACACCATCTTGGTAGTTATGCATTTTGTTTTTAGAATGTAGGATGCTGATGCATATAGCTTGTTTGCACTTTTGAATGAGAAGCTCTCAGAAACTGATCCTGTCAAAACCTTTTTATTTATTTGAAATTTTGCATCGTCTTTTGTTTTAATGGGCTCAATCATTACCAACGGGTTATCATTTCCATGTTGCCTCCAGTCGTCTTTCACCATTCCGATCTTTTTCATCAGATCTAAGAAGGTTTGATATTTGGACAAGTTTCCTAAAGTTAAGATTACTGAGACAGATGCTTTACCTGAGTCACTCATTTCTGGATCTGTTTGACTAATTAATATCTTCTCTATCTCAAGAGATCTTCTGTTGTTCCTCAATGATAAGTAATGTGAATAATCAAAGCCTAACAGACCAGCAGATAGTGGGGGTTGCAAGCAAAAGAACCCTAAGGCTGGGTGTGGATTTTTTAAGAGTAAATCTGAATAATCTTCAAAGGTGTTGTCTACTCTTGATCCTAAGCATGCATAATGTATCCTGGCTTGCATGTCCTGAATCATCGAACATAAGAAGTTGGAGACGCCGTTTTCAGAACATTGCTTCAACAAATTGGCTGCCACTTCTTGTCTTGCAATCATCATCGTCATTGGCTTTGTTCTGAGGGCTGCATAAAGGAATTTAATTGGTACAGAACAAACATTATTCCATATTTCCCAAATAGAATTGAATTCTATTATCCCGTTTAAGCAACATAAAACACTTTTAGCTCTCGAGACTTTAGCACAGAATCTTCTGTATGTTCTAGCAGTTGCATAGGACAACTGTAGGAGTAAGCATCTAAATAAATGATACTTGGTTTTCGCCTCCATCTTTTGCATGGTCAATCCACGTCCAATTAGAGTTCTCTGCCAAGAGAAATCATCTGAACTAACCCTAGGCGAATTAACCAAGTCGATTTTAATCACTGGTTTAGTTGTCACTAAATCATCCTTTCCTTTTGCTTCTTCTGCTCTTTTGTTTGCCATTCTATTTCTCACTTCACAAAATTGGCTTATGAACTTCTTTTCTAGCTCTTGACATAATAGCAAGTGTCCGGCATGCACCATGCTAGAAGTGTAATGAAGTATTCCTTGCATCATGTTTGAAACGTTCTTTAGAAATATCCCATTCATGTTTAGTAACAACTGCCTCTCACTTTCATCACCATTAAACTCTTCTTTTAGTCTATCACATGGAGACCCATAAAATGATTTCTTTGTTTTATCGTGCTTGTACTTACGGAATAGGTTCAATAGCTTGATTGGTAATTCCAATTTCTTGTTTGCAACAGCGTTTAGGCAGTGTGTTATTCTAGAGAATATGTCACCTGGACATAATTCTTTTAACACTCTACCAAAACAAGTCATTATGAATTTTTGACACCATGTCTCAGAGTCTCCAGAATCATGACCTGATAACTTGTAATTATTATCGTTTACTTTGGCATTAACACTTTCCCAGTGTTCTTTCGAAACAACATATTTGTAGTCTCCTTTTGTTAGCATTTCAATTTCTAGCTCTTCACAAATCATTCTTGACCATGATTCCAGATATAAGACTTCAAGTCTTGATAGTATGTCCAGTACAAATATTTCTCTCACACCTCCCAATTGCTGTTTCTTGAATAAATTACACAACACACCACATTGCTTATCAATCAAATCAGAAAGCTTCGCATGTGTTGTTAAGGGATAAATGTCCACTTGATCTAAAGATAACAATCTTGTGATTTCATAAATCACTTTGTTTCTTTTATTGTAGTTCACTCCTTCTTCTTTTGTCATTGCAGTCACGTTTTGAAAGCCTCCTTCTTCTAACCTTTTCTTCGGATAATCCATGTTCGCAGATGCTTTTAAGCTTGCTAGTGTATCAATTCTAGCTTTCCTAACATGTCTATAGAACTGTCTTCTTAAATAGCTTTCGTACTCTTGTCTCCCTTTCAAACCCCTCTTAGTTTGAATGACCTTCTTAATCTTTCTTCCTATCTCACAAGCCCAAGATGCATCAAATTCATGTTCTTTCGTGATAGATTCTTCATTCACTACTCGTTTTTTAGACTTCTCATCACCTTCTGTTTCTACTTCTTCTTTTTTGTCTTCTTTTATCTCTTTTCGTTCTGTATTAGCATGATCTAAGAATCCAGTGTACTCAATCCTTGTTTCCTCGAATAATATCTCCTGTGTCATGATTTTGTTGAACATTTTAACAAATCCCACTGTTTCTTCTCCTTTGTCTTTATTGAATAAGCATCCCATGTATGATATCGAGATAGCAGCTTTGAAAGAGTGCACTTCAGATAGCGATATGGGTGAAATTAATCCCATCACGTTGTCTTTTGTGAAGGTGTTGACTTCTCCAGTTTTTTCTCCCTCCTCATCTTCATCTAATATGGCATCATCTGTCTCTTGCCTCATGTATCTAGGTGGATTTTCTGCCATGATCTTTGAAGCTATTATTACTCTATTGAGCAGCCAGGCATTTAGTCTGCACCAGCACTTGAAACTGAATTTGGTTCTGTTTTTAAGCATGTTCAGCGGCAGTCCATTTCCTTTCATTGCTTCTGAGAACCAGTGCCTCAATTGTAGGGCATCTGCAGAGAGATTTGCGTCATCCTCTAATAAAAGCATTATAGAGAAATTTGTGTGCGTTCTTACTAGTTTGTTTTCTCTCAATCTAGAAAATATGAGGTCATTGATCTTTGTTTTAACTTTGAGAACCTCACCTTTCTCTTCTTCTTTTAAAGTTATCATCTTTTTATCAAGTTTCCATAACTCCGTGAACTCTGGCATGGATCCGAATATCTGCATCCAATAAATTGGAAGTGTCATGTACACTTCCGAACTTTCTAGTGCAGAAATAGTGTGCCTTCCATGGCATATCAAAGGAAATATCATTATGTTGTCATCTTCAAAAATTGGCTGAACAAATGGTCCACTTAGCATACTAAAGTACTTCTTGAACACTAAGGTGGTGTAGTAAACTTGCTTAGTTGGCCCAGCACTCCTTGTTAGCACATACAATCCTCTTGATAGTTTCTTAAGTATTCCCTCATTTCTCCTCAAATACGTATTCATTGAGATTGAATCTTCATGTTTCATCAGAGAGTTAATGCAAAGTGATACTCCGATTTTCGTTTCAATTAATGATTTTGTGAATGTTTCGGTTTTATAACCTCCTATTATCTCACTTGCTTTATCTACCAGTAATCTAGCACTAGTGTCCATCACATCCCAGCCAAGTGACTCATAGTAAGAATACCAATCATCACTATCTATTGCATCATCAATGTCTTTAAGGTAACTTTCCTTCTCATCTGTATCAGGTTTTAAGAATAGCTTCTTCAATTTCTTAGGTTTTTCTGGAATCTCTCCTTCTCTTATCTTTTTATTCAATTTTTTGCCATTCCAGCCTTTTCTCCCTAAAATCTCTTCTTCTTCCTCTGATAGCTTTATTTCTCTTCTAAGATGTCCACCTCTCTCCAATTTTAGTTTCTTTTCACTTGCTACATCCTCCCCAAGTGATTCTAGTGATGTTATTAGTTTCCCAAGATAACTTTGCATTTCATCCACTTTTTGATCATCAACACCGTTTGCTATTGCCGAGCTTATCTTAGAGTTCACTTCTGAGTACTTGTGTTTCAGCTTTTCAATTTGAGATCGAGCTTTCATTGCTGCTTCTTCTAACTCAGATTCAGACATCTTTTCGACATTGTTTCCAAAAACTCCTTTTGCTAAATTCAATTCAGACTCTTTAATGTATTCTTCAAGCGTTTTGTTCTTTGTATCTTCCAGCAATCTGGACATGAAATCATCTTTTGATTCTCTCTTTGCAGCTTTCTCTTTCCATTTTCCAGACGCGAACGCCTTTTTCCATACACTCAAAAGCACCTTTCCTTCTAGTTCATCAGACTCCTTTTGCCCCTTGATTGTGTTATCGCTTCCTTCTACTAGATCGAGCATTCGCTTAATTTTGTCGTTTTCTTCTTCTGATAGATCTGATGTGTCCCTTTTTGCGATTGGGAGTAACATTATCTGGTTTATTGGTTTCCTCTCTTCTGTTGCTTCACAGTTGGCAGGTATTTTATTCCACTCCTTTTCTGCTTTAATTATCTCTTTCATGGTGATGGTTTCATCTTCAGCTTCTTCGTCTAGCTCCTCAGTCGCATCCTGCATATCATTTTTGTACTGGTCGTACACTCTTAACCCTTTATCTACTAAAGAGTCCAATTCCCAAGCTGCATCTAACCACTTTGTCACAAAACCTTTTGCATTAGTGTGATATAAACCTTGAGGACTGGTGTTTGCGATCTCTAGGTTGCTCATTTTTTCTTCTTGCTTCATTTGTTTCAAGATTATCTTCTTCATCCCTTCAACTATGCTCGGTAATCTTTTGACGTTTTGCTTCACATCCAATTCAGATTCCTCTAGCTCTTCCTTTGTTTTTGAATCTAATCCAGGGCTTTGTTCTAGCCTAGAATTTTTTGTGTCCCTAGCGTATTCTGTCCTTGCTTTTACCCATCTCATTAATCTATCACCTGTTGCTTTGTCCATCTTTTTCTTTTCTAGCAGGTATTTAAAAACACCCTCAAGCACTCCATTCCTTGCATCTGTCTCCACTTTCATGTTTCCTTCACACCACTTTCTTTGCTCTTCATTCATAGACAACCTTATTCTTAGCTCATCCTCTTCTTCCTGCAGAGAAATTAGACCGCTATGGACTAGATTAATTTCAATGCCTCTAGCAATCTGAAACCAAAGATTTAGAGTGTCCACTAATGATTGCTGTATTTTAAATGGCAGTGAGACCGTCCTTGGACTGATGACAATTATCCCGTACAGCACTATAAAATCCTGGTAAGCTGCAGCAATCTTAGATAACTCATCATGGTATTTTTGCTTTTCCACCACTGCTGAGGCAACTCCACCTTCTGATAGTCTTGTCGTCATTTCACAAATTAGGACAACTCCACTCTTGTTGTCAATTAAGACCATGTCTGGTGTTGCTTTGTTCTTGATTCCAGCTTTTGGGAATAGCTTTCTCAAATCATCTTCTTCTGTTCCAAGTATCTTCTTCGCTAAGTACTCATGCCTAGCTTTTGCTGCATCTTCCATTGTCCAGATTATCTTTTCTTCATTCTCAATTTCTTCACCACCAACATCAGCCAGATACGACACTGTCACTTCTATGTTCTCTTTTCCGTTCAAAATTATTTTCTTTGCATTTATGTCCATCTTCTTCATCTCAACACGTCCAGGGTTCTGCTCCGCTTGCAACAATTGGGTGTACATTTCTTTTGCTATGAAGTTCCCGCTTGTTTTTGATTTGCCAATAAACTTTACCAAATCTAAAAATCCTGACTTCATGTCTTGAATGTTCTCTGCTTCTAATTTCAAAGTGTTTCTACTGAGCCTCATCATCTCCTTCTGTTCTATCACTTTGAATGAAGTCTCAATTCTCTCTGGTTCAACCACCAATCTCGGGACATGTTCAATGCCAGTCAATTTAAGCTTGTCAAAAACAATCAACCTTTCATCCATTTTCTTTCTTTCGAACTCGTTTTCATACTCGCCAGTTGCATTTCTTAAAGATTTTGTCTCTGGAATTAAGACAGCTTCCTTCCCATCTTTCAACATCTCCTTTCCTTCTGTGTTCCACGCTGTGTCATCATCATCATCTTCCCTTGATGATTCTTCTTTTCTTATTCTAACCAGCTCTTCTTCTTTCCTCAGTAAGTCAACTAGTTGCTCACGAAATGGTATTGTTTCAACTAATTCACTTAATTTTGTTTCTCCTATTTCAGACAAGTCAAAGAAGACTTCCTTTATGTCTGTCCAATCATTTGCGTCTCTTGCTAAAGTTCCAGTTGCATTCGCTACGTTCTCACTGAAGCCTTCTAATCGTAAGTAGTAAACCAACATGCTTACCTCGTCATCTGTCAACTTCTCAAATCCGACTTCTTCCTTCTTCTTTGCTCTTCGTTTCATCTTTTATTCTTAACTCTCTTTTTGGGACCTTCTGTG